TAGCTAAGGCTATTAGTACGGTACTGCTAATCGGTAGAGAAATATCCTTATAGTACCTATTAGTATCAAACCAAGTTATTCCCCACTGGGGAGTTATTTTAATAATTCTATCGTTTTACGCAGTTCACGAATAGTCTTATGCGTGTATACACGAGTAGTGATATCGCCTTGTTTGTGGCCTAGTAATGAGCGCAAAGCGTTAGGCGAGGCTACAGAATCAAGTAAACTTGCGAATGTGTGCCTAGTATCGTGGATAGTATGCTTACAATTTAACTGTTTCATAATATCCTGGAAATGCTTGCGAAACGTCGTGTAGCTTATAGTAAATAGGTAATCGCTAGTATGTAGTTGCTCTATTATAGGCATGATGCGGTGATGAATGGGAATAATACGCCCCTCACCGGCTTTCGTTTTTGCGTGTCTCACGATGAGGTATGATGATCGTCTATTGATGTCTTGTTTTCGCAAATTAAGGAGCTCACCTATGCGGAGGCCTGTGTATAACAGTATTAAAATCATACGGGAATAAGGAGTATCTATTGCCCATAATTTATTAATTTGTTGGCGAGTAAATACTCTCCTTTTTATCGTTGGTATGTTGGGCCCTAGATTTAGATGCTGGGCGTAATTAGTGATAGGGTAATCTTTAATGATTGCGTAATTAAATAATTGATTAAGTAACGTGCGGACTTTCTTACAAGATGAGTAGGAAAGTCCTTTTACGTGCATGGAATTAATCACATTTTGAAGGTGCTGAAAATGAATATCCGTGATAGGCATATCCGCTATGTTGGATATGTGTTTAAAAGCAATGTGATAAGACTTAACAGCGCTATCAGAAATAGACTGCGAGTGAATAGGCAACCACTCGTTAAATAGTTGCCTTAATGTAATGGTATTGCGTTGTCTACGTTTTAGCATAACAGCGTAACGGCGCATAATTTCACCTCCGAAAGGATACGACTATGAATCAATATGTATTTATTTTAAATGACAAAGGGGAGCGTATTACATCCCTGTGTGATAACACATTGAGCCGTGATGATATTATGGCGCAAGCTGAACACGATTACCCAAATGCACAGCATGTGTATTCCGAAAATGGGGATGCAATGCTTGATGAGTTCATGGCTGGTAAAGCGTATGTAGACGGAAAATTCGTTGCGCCTGATCCGTATGTTCCTACAAAGGAAGATAAAATTAACTCAATCAAATCTGAATACGAACCGCGCTTTAAATCCTTAGAAGAAGCTCAACGGCGTTTACTATTGATGGGCAAACCTACTACGGCTATTAGCGCACAATATATTAAATTAAATGACGAAATGGTAACACGTATTAAGGAGGTGCGATAATATGCCTAAATTTATTGGGGACAGCAAAGTACCAGTTATGGAATTTTGTGAGTATTGTTGGGAAGTGCTTAATGAGGATGGCACATGCCCAACTGAGGGCTGTGTCCATAATGATTTAATGGACGAGGAGCACAAAGATGAAACTACCGGTTCTACACAACCTTGATGCAATCAAAGGGGAAGTGATTTCTCTAAATATTGGGTATAACAATCTTGTTGATGAGACAAATCTCTTTGCTTGTGTTCGTAAGTGTCCATACGACGAAGAATATAAAGTGAAGTTTAGTATCAACGTATCTACTGATGCTTTGAAAAATGATGAAGCTTGTAAAATCACTCTTTCTTTAGATACAAATATGCTCGAAGCTGGTAAATACCAATGGGATTTGTTCTTATGGAACGGCGACCGTCCTATTAAATGCCTTGTTAAGGGTCAAGTTAATGTAATCGAAGGTATCAGTAATAGGGGGAAATGATATGAGCGAAGAAAACGTGTATTTGAAACCTTCTCCTGTTGATAGCATCCGCATCAAAGACAGTGTTGAAAATATTAAAGTCAAAGACAATATGCAGCTTGTTAAGTTACAAGGCCCTAAAGGCGACCCTGGTCCTAAAGGTGAACCTGGTAAAGACGGAAAGCCTTTTACTTATGATATGTTCACCGCTGAGCAATTAGCATCACTTAAAGGCCCTAAAGGAGATGTAGGATTACCAGGGCCGAAAGGTGAACCTGGAACTCCTGGGGAGCGTGGAGCAGACGGTGAAAGAGGACTACAAGGACCAAAAGGTGAACCTTTTAAGTTTAGTGATTTCACTCAAGACCAACTTAACGCATTAAAAGGCCCTAAAGGAGACCCAGGTCCTCCTGGTACTGGCGGTAGTGTAGATTTATCCGCTTATCCTACAAAAGAATATTGTGATACTACATTCGCTACTAAAACTAATTTAAGTGACTATGTAAAGACAGCGGCACTTAATAACTATTATGTATCTAAACTCTTTGCAGAAAATACATATGCGACTAAAGCTAGTCTAAGCGACTATATGAAGACAGCGGCAGCTAGTAACACTTTTGTATCTAGAATTTTTGCAGATAATAACTATGCTGCTAAGTCTACATTAAATGGCTACATGACGACAGCAGCGGCTAATAACGCCTTTGTATCTAGAGTTTTTGCAGATAATACGTATTCTAAGAAAACTGATCTTAATAGTTATATGACGACAGCGGCGATTAAGGATACTTTTGTATCTAGAGTCTATGCAGATAATAATTATGCTGCTAAGGCTAATTTAAGTGACTATGTAAAGAAATCTGAAATTAGTCGGTATACATCAAGTGTACAACTTACACCAGAACAGCTTGAAAAGTTAAAAGGCCCTAAAGGTGAACCTTTTAAATATTCTGACTTCACTCAAGAACAACTAGCAGCACTTAAAGGTCCAAAAGGAGACCCAGGACTGCAAGGACCTCCTGGCCCTCCTGGACCTCCAGGTTCTGGTGGTGGCACTGGTGGAGGAAATGTCGATTTATCGGCTTACGCTACTAAAAAAGAGTTAGATAATTATTTATCTAGAACAGACGCCAATAACCATTATGCTCAAAAGGGCTGGGCGTCTCAAACGTTTGCTTATAAAGGTGATTTAGGTAGTTTTATTAGAAAAAACGAGATTGGGCAATATGCGTTAACGCCTGGCGATGCGGCTAGCCGTTATGTTAACAAAATAGAGGGGCGATCCTTTGTTAAGTATTCCAATTTAAATGACTATGTAAAGAAATCTGAAATAAGTCAGTATACATCAAGTATACCTGCAGAAACTGCATATCGTACCTTGTTAAGCGGAAATGTATGGTGCGAGAGTGCTAACGTTGATGATGTACTTACTGCTTTAATTGGGAATATAGGTAAGCCTTTTCCTCGTACTGAATTTAAGCCGTTGACTATTCCAAGCGTAACCAAAGGACAACAGGTGGTAACAGTAACAGGTGAACCTCATTACAGTGTTAAGGTAGTTGGTAACGACACACCTTTCACGCTAGACAGTACTGGGGTTTGCACTATTACAATTCCACCCCTAGGCGAAGATGATATAAAACTCACTTATCACAATTTTACAGGTGCAAAAGTTGCAGAATACAAAATTGCTGGTGTTCAAACTGATGCAGTTGCTGATGAAGAATATACTGAAAATGGCATTGTATACAAACGCTATGGGGATATCTTGAAAATGAATATTTCAAATAACACAGTTAGAGGTAATTTCAAAGATAACCCTAAGAATTGGAATGTTACGAAAAAGGTAATTTATGCCAATAGACCAGCAACGCTTAATTTAGGAGATAACTATAACTCATATGGCCCTTATTTTGTAGAAACTCCTGAAAACGTAACGTTTAAAGGGGATAATAACAATATGCGGCTAACCATAGCTACATCAACACAGGCATCCAAAACTCTGGCCTTTGATATGAATACCATTGAATGGGGTGCGGCTAACCATAGCTACATCAACACAGGCGTCAGAAACGAGTATCATTTATAATTAATCAAACCACATGCAAGAATTAACTGATTTTACAGAAACAGAGTAAGGGGGTGCATATCTCATCTGGACATGGCAATTTCAATTAGATGATATTTTAACTACGCTTACGATAGTAGGCGTAGTTGCTGGGGCAGGATATAGATTGTTGATTATTCCTTTGCTTGAAAAATTAGACCTTCAAAGGATGCAAGATAATCTGATGTTTCAGGAGAAAATGGGCGTGCTTACCGATACATTAAAAGATTTGAAAGATGAGATTAAGCTATCACGTGAGCAACGCACAAAGGCATATACTGAACACGTAAAGCTTACATCTCGTGTAGATGGCATCGAAGCACGTGTTGATGATATAAAGGAGGACTTGCATGAACATACCGCCAAATATCATCAATACAATTAAAAAATCATATCAGTCTGTGAGGGTGGCTAACATCCACCCTACAGGTATATTAGCCACAAGGGCACTAGTATTTATTATGCTAGTGCCTATTTTATTGGTGGTAGTTGAGTATATTATGGTGTTCATTCAAGGGCATGTATCCGATGATATGAACAAGTTGATTAATGTCGGTATTAATATCATAGATCATATCTTTATTCCATCTGTTCTAACTGCATTAGTAGGATTCCTTGCTTTATGGATTGATAAGGACGGAAATGGCATTCCTGACAAATTAGAAGAACAGCCTAAATTACCACCATTACCAAACATTACAGAAAGGAGTGATAAGAAGTGAGAAAAGGGTTTGATATTTCAGCGTGGCAAGAAGATTATAATGGCAATCCTTATTTTAATCTTGAACGAATGGAACAGGCTAAAGCAGAAGGCAATGAATTTGTCATTATTAAGCTAGGTGAAGCGTATAATGTGGATGAATATTTTGAAGAACATATGGCTGCAGCATTAGAAGCAGGCTTGGAAGTAGGTGTGTATTACTTTAGTCATGCATATACAGAAGCCACAGCAGTACAAGAAGCAGAATGGGTAATAAATACATTAAATGCTTATGGGTATACTAATTGGCATCTACAAGCTGGCATTTGGTATGACTATGAAGAACACCCTCAACTACGTGCATATATTAATGCTGGCGCACTTACATCTCAAGATATGACTAACTGCATGAGTAGATTTGTAAATAGATTATGGCAAGCAGGATTTAATAATGTAGGCATCTATAGTGGATATTCCTTATTATGGGATGAAACATATGCATATAGTCAGATGCCAAGCGTTCCTGTATGGTGCGCACAATATGGTTCTAATGAATGTGATTATCCAAATGTTAAAATGTGGCAATACAGTGATAATAGATTAGTCGCAGGATTAGCGGTGGATGTTAATTATATGTATTAGGGGGTAAATATGTATGAGAAACTTAAAACTATATTTTCTTCCAATAGGAGCTGTTGTATTGCTTTTGTGGTGCTTATTGTTTGCATCATCTGTGTATGGTTCTACACCAACAGAAGCAGTAACATTGACACCACAGGAATACGTAACGCTAAAAACGAACTTCGACACGCTAGAGAGTACAATCAACAGGCAATTGACTACAATCAACGAGTTAGAAATGCAATTGAAAGTAGCCAAACTCTCAACGAACGAACAGAAGAACGAATTAATCGAAGCGTTGAACTTAATCAACGAACAGAGGACGCAATTAACAGAAGCACGGAACTTACTACAAAAGCAAGAACAGATGCTGAACGAGCAAAAGTTATCATTGGCGAAAGCCGAAATATACTTGAACGAGCAAAAGAAAGAAATACACAAGGCCAAGATGGAACAACGCAAAAGTAAGTTGTTGAACATACTATTAGGTGGTACTGTTATTTATCTTGCATCTAAAAATTAAGGAAGTGATCCATACATCTCCATAGCGTGTAATGGTGGATACACGCAACTATAATAAAAGAGCCTACTAACTTAGAAAATATCTAGGTTGGTAGGCTCTATTTTTGTTTGTAAAAATCAAAATAAACACTTGACTTTATACACGATAAAGGGTATAATATAATTGTAAGGAGGTGATGATAGTGGACATAATAGAAAAGCTAACAAGTTTAGCAAATGCGTTAACGCCACTGGTACTGGCACTAGCAATACTAAAGCTTGTTAGCAAAGACTAAAAAGCAGGCGGGTGAAAGCCCCGCCACCTTCTCAACATCATTGTAAATCAACGAGGTGAATTATGCAATATTTAGAATGGCTAATTAATATAGTAACTATTATTGTTTTGATACTAGCAATTAAACGTTTAGTTAGAGGGTGATAAAATTGAAATTTGAACTAGATGATGTAATGACTACGCAAGAGGCTGCAGAACGGTGGAATGTTACTGCTGATTCTCTTAAACAAAACTGTAGAGGCCGTGTAAAGAATGGATTTTTAGAAGGCGAGTTTAGAAAGTCTGGGAAAATGTGGCTTGTAACTCGCCAAGGTATGGAAAGGCTATATGGTAAAGAAACGGATCGTCCAATATAATGTATATATTATATATGACATCATTTTGACATCAATTTATATAAAAATATAGTAAAATATACAACTATATATATATTAATAAAGTAGGTAACTACCGCATTTGTTGGTTTTGTAAACGTGTTTTAAATGCCACGCCATCTTGAGGGGGTGGTGAGCGTACGCTCGTGAGGGTTCAAGTCCCTCCAACCGCACCAAAATATAAGGACCTACAGTTTGCTGTAGGTCCTTTTTACTATGACTTTAAAAGTTGTAGGTATATATAGGAGAGAGAAATGAATAAAAAATATTTTGTATTGATGCTGCTTTCACTAGCATTATCTAGTCAGTTTAGTTTAGCGGCAACAGTGGACGGAGTAAACCCCAATACCAGTGCTGAACTAAAAAATAATGCAAAGTCAAACCAGTCTGTACAAACTAAAGCTCCTGTGAAATTAGATTTTATTGAGATTATTCCTGGTGCTTTTAAAGCTGTTATAAGGGATAAATCTATAAATCCAAAAAAGCTTTCAATTGAAGATGAAATTACATTAGAACGGAAGGAGAAGGAGCACGCTTCTCAGCGATTAAAAATATCAGAAAAAACTGATTTTGGTAGTGAATATAAAATATTTGATCCACTTTATAATGATAAGGATGAACAAGCACTAAAAGAAATTAAACACTATAATACTGAATCAACACGTAATGAAGGCTATTTTATTGGTGGTCGAGAAAAACCTTTACGCATTGTGAGTCCATATATGAAAAAGAATGGTAAAGGGGAAATTAAGCTAACGAATCCCGTTAATACTAAAGATTATAGGACGCGTGTTGCTCGGGATAAAGCAAATGAAAAGGCAATTCGAGAGTATTTAGATAAAAATAAAGGTCATGATTTATTTACAGTTCGCTCTAAACAGGAAATAAAAGAGTCACTAGAGAGCCTTTTTAAACCTATAGAATTAATTGAGTATCCTATCAATAATCCTAAAGATTATAAAATGATGCCTATGATTCCTGGTTTCCCAAAGAAAATACCTGGTTTTGCAAAAAATATTCATATGCATAGTAATCCAAGTTTTTTTCAAGGTAGGGCTTACGTACAACTTACATTTGGAGGCACACCGGAACAATTAAAGCCATATATTGATGAAGCACGTTCTAACTCTAAAGTGGTTCTTTTAAAATCTGATTTATCCCATGTGTATGTTAAACAATTTATTGATTCGAAGATGGACTATGCAGATTCCCTATCTGCATTAATCCCAAGGTCGATACTGACTGTAAAGAATACAACTGTGTCGATGGGTAAATTTATACAAGAGCGACAAGACCATCCAATTGATAAATTTGTAGATGAAATATATGAGTTAGAAAATCAAGTACTAGCAGAATTTAATAAGGTACAGATTGCAGATGAAGACAAAAGTGCAAAGTATAAGAGATATTTTGAAACTCGTAAACGAATACAAGACGCTCGAGATGCATTAAAGCCTAAACAAGATTATGAAAATAAGCGTGCCAAAGATAAAGTGTATCCAACTTATACTGAAAAAGAAAATCGAAAGCTTCAGCAACAATATTTGCATAG